ATTTATTTATCTTTATTAACAGATACAGAACAATTTGTAGTTCAAGATGCAAACGCAAGTATTAACTCTCAAACTTGGCAAATTAATGGCACACCAATTAATTACAATCCTGGTTTAGCAAATTCTTATTGGGCTTATCCTGTTACTTTAGTATCAAGTAGCGGAACAGGCACTACAAACTTTGCAAACAATCATAATTTAATTTTAGCACTTGTTAATGGTGTATCAGGTATATCGGGCTATAGTGGATTTTCAGGCTATAGTGGTTTTAGTGGCGCACAAGGAACTAGCGGATATTCAGGTTATAGTGGTGAAGTAGGAAGTCCAGGTCTTTCAGGCTATAGTGGATATAGTGGCTATTCAGGTTTAATCGGTGATTCAGGTTATAGCGGTCATAGTGGCATATCAGGATTTAGCGGTTACAGTGGAGCTACAGGTCAATCAGGCATTTCAGGTTATAGCGGTGAAGTAGGCGCACCTGGTCTTTCAGGTTACAGTGGCTTTAGTGGCTACAGTGGATTACAAGGTGATTCAGGCTATTCAGGTATTAATGGTGCAAGCGGCATTTCAGGATTTAGTGGTGCTAATGGTGCATCAGGATTTAGTGGATATAGCGGTGCGGTTGGTGCAAGCGGGTTTAGTGGCTATTCAGGCGCTAGTGGAGCTGATGGCACAAGTGGATTTAGCGGCTATTCAGGCATCAATGGTGCTAGTGGTGCATCAGGAATTTCAGGGTATAGCGGCGCTACGGGTGCTGATGGATTATCGGGATTTAGTGGTTATAGTGGCGCACAAGGTTTGTCAGGCTACAGTGGTATAAATGGATTTTCAGGCATAAGCGGATTTAGTGGCGCTAACGGAGCAAGTGGTTTTAGTGGTTATTCAGGTAGCGGCATATCAGGGTATAGTGGGTATTCAGGTTTAGGCATTAGCGGAATTAGTGGCTATTCAGGATATTCAGGTGCGTTTACAGGCGCGGCTTATTCGCCTTATGTATTTACTTCAACCGCATCTCAAACAACTTTTGCGGTAGGCGTAACATTAACTGTTGTTCAAGTATTTATTAATGGTGCATTGCAAATATCTTCAACTGATTACACTATTAGCGGAACTAATATTGTTTTAACTACTGCGCCTATTACAGGAAGCATTGTTTTAGTTTTAGTTTATTCTTCATTTAATGTAGCTAATACTTATACTCAAGCAGTTATTGATGCAAATTTTGCGGCAAAAACAAGTTTAGGTGCTTTAGCTTATTTAAATACAGTAGGCACTACTCAAATTGATAACACAAGTGTAACTGTAGGTAAAATTAGCGCCACAGGAACTCCGTCAGCATCAAATTATTTAAGAGGTGATGGCGCATGGTCTACAATAACAAGCGGTAGATTTTTACAAATTATTCAAACTGTTAAATCTGATACATTTTCAGCCGCCCCTGCGGCAACTACTTATGCAGATATAACAGGATTAACTGCTACTATTACACCATCATCAGTATCAAGTAAAATTTGGGTATTTTTAGATATTTATGCAGGAACGGGTAGTTATCAAATTAAAGGCAGATTAAAAAGAAATGGCACACCAATCTTTTTAGGAACTGCGGCAGGAACTAGACCAAGAGTAACTTTTTATTCTAATTGTTATCAGGGTGGTAATGAAGTTTATAATGTTGTTAGAACAGGTGGTCAATATTTAGATTCACCAGCAACCACTTCAGCAATTACTTATACTGTTGATATTGCCGCTTATTCTACTTATACAGTTTATGTAAACAGAAGTCAAAATTGGCAAGATGGTGCAAATGACTATGATGGATTGCCTGTTTCATCAATTACATTGGTTGAGGTATTATAATGATAGATCAAGCACTATTAGAATTAAGACCAAACGCATCTTGGAGTTTGAATGGCGATATTTATGAAGGCTTAACATGGTTGGATGAAGTTCAATCAAAACCTACGGAGCAAGAAATAGCAGATAAAGTCGCTGAATTAAAAGCTGAATATACAAATAAACAATATCAACGAGATAGAAAAAAAGCATATCCATCTATTGAAGATCAGCTAGATACTCTTTATCATGGTGGCTATGATGCTTGGAAACAATCAATTATGGATATTAAAAATAAGCATCCAAAACCTTAAATAAAAAAGGATAATATGGACAAGATAACACAAGAAGCTTTGGCATACTTTAAAAAGCATGATCCAAATTATTACAGATTTTTACTTACAAATAATTACGAGCGAGCGGTTTTTCTCAAAGGCGATCCCGTCTATCCTAGAGAAGCTACTCGTTATCTTTGGGCTAATCGCAATCTATCAGGCAAAAACATTCTTGAAATAGGTTGTTCTACAGGTTACGGCTCTCAATTTTTTCCAAATGATTCAAACTATATAGGATTAGATTATGATCCTATTATTATTGAGGTCGCACGCGAACAGGAATGGGGCTTAAACGCATCTTTTACAAACGCTGATATTAACACCTATCCTTTAGCACAATACGACACCATAATCGCTTTTGAGTTGATTGAGCATCTTGATAACGGATTAGAGATAGCTCAAATACTAAAGAATCATTGTAAGCGCCTTCTTCTTACTACTCCGCATAATGAGCCTGTAGGATTTTGGGGTGAACACCATAAACTTCATGGCTTAAATGAATCACATTTCCCTGACTTTAAATACAATTATATTAATGAGCATGGTTATATTTCAGAAACTTTACCTGAAATTAATGATGCTAATAAATTCAATCTTATGATTATGCGGTGGGATCGTGGATAAAGTTCTTTGCTCGGTAGCCACTCGTGGTCGTTATCAAACTACTTTACCTTTAACGCTTAACGCTATAATTAATCAGACAAAAAAGGTTGATAAGCTTATTATCTTTGATGACAATGATGAGCCACAAGATATGCGATCAGAGTTGGTTTATAGTTATTTTTTTCAAATGCTAGATATTAAAGGCATTCAATGGGAATGGTTATATGCTCACAAAAAAGGTCAGCATCATATTCATCAAATGGCTAACACTATGGGCTTTGATTGGGTATGGCGAGTTGATGATGATGCAATACCCGAACCCAATGTCTTACAAACTTTATTTAATTACACAAGCAAAAAAGTAGGTGCAGTAGGTGGATCAATACTAACACCGCCATTACGATTTGAAGGCTTTAAACCCACAGGCAAAATAGAAAATATAAATACAGAGCCTAATATTCAATGGTCATTTATTCATAAGGTTAAAGAGGTTGAGCATCTTCATTGTTCTTTTCTTTATAGAACTGGGGTGCATGATTACAATACAGGTCTTTCAAGGGTAGCGCATAGAGAAGAAACTTTATTTACTTATGGCTTATACCTAAAAGGATATAAAATTCTTGCAGTTCCTAATGCAGTTAGTTGGCATCTTAAAAATCCTAATGGCGGCATCAGGTCAGAATCAAATCAAAAGTTATATGAGCAAGATGAATTAGTTTTTAGAAATACAATTGCTTATAAAGACAAAAAGATTGTAGTGCTTAACTGCGGCATGGGCGATCATATTGTATTTAATCATGTATTGCCTGAAATAAAAAATGCGGAAGTCTTTACTTGTTATTCTGAAATAGTGCCAGGCAAATCAATTGCTGAAGCTAGAGCTTTATTTGGTGATATAGATCAATGGAGTATTTATAGAAAAATGGCGCAATGGAAATGGACTGATAGTTTAGAGAATGCTTATAGGAAAATGTATCTATGATTATTATTAGTCCTTATGCTAAAGCTTTAAGAAGTGAAAAGACTAATCCTAAAAACTATCCTTATTGGAAGGAACTTATTAGACTAATTGATGAGCCAATAGTTCAAGTAGGCATAGATGGTGAAGAACAATTAGTCGATGACTTTAGAAAAAACTTATCACTAAAAGAACTTGGAAGCCTTGTCAATGAGTGCAGAACATGGATAAGTTGCGATTCTTTTTTTCAGCATTTTGCTTGGGATAAGAAAAAATATGGTATAGTATTGTGGTCGGTTTCTGATCCTTTAATATTTGGTCATCCTGAAAATATTAATCTTATAAAGGACAGGAAAAATTTGGTTCAAAACCAATTCTTGTGGTGGGAACAAACGGAATATGATGCAAATAAATTTGTCAGTCCTGAAATAGTGATAGAAAGTTTGAATGCAAAATTCCCATGAAACCATTGACGATCACTTCGATTTTCTACAAAATAAAACAATCAAAGATATTGGCGCTGATTATTACGATGGTAAAAATTATTTGGTTATTTTACTATCTGATGGCTCTGTTGCTTATATATCTAGCGGCAACAATGATGGTAGTCTTTATTTGGCTATTGAAAAGCATCTTATCAATTAGTAGAAAGAAATAGAATGGACATGAATTTAATTATTAACATCGTTTTAGGTGTTTGCTTGTCGGTTGGTGGTTGGTTTGTTAGACAAATGTGGGATGCGGTTCAAAACCTTAAAGAAGATATACAAAGAATTGAAGTAGAATTACCAACTAATTATGTTCGCAAATCTGATCTTGATGCAAGGCTAGATAAAATTGATGACATGCTTGAAAAGCTTTTTGATAAGTTGAATACTAAAGCCGATAAATAAATGCCTTTAAAAGACAAGAGCAATAGATGTCAGTATTTAAGAGATTGGAAAGCAATCAATCGAGAAAAAAATTTATTTCAACAAGCACAATACCGAGCAAAAACTAAAGGCATTCCGTTTGATATAGAAATATCAGACATAGTTATTCCTGAAACCTGTCCTATTCTTGGACTTCCCTTAAAAAAATCCATTGATGGTAACCGCGATTTAAGCCCTAGCCTTGATCGTATAGATAATGCTAAAGGTTACACAAAAGGCAATATTCAAGTAATATCATCAAAAGCTAATACAATGAAATATACGGCTGATAAAGACGATTTAATTAATTTTTCTAATTGGGTGAGGGAAAACTATGAGTAAGTATTCGGAAGCAGGTAAAGGTTCAACTAATAAGCTTAAACAAAAAAGCTTGTATGATGAGAATTATGAAAAGATTTGGGGTAATAAAAAGAATAAGCTTTATGAAGAACGCTATTATGATTCCGATGAAACAACATCATGGGATCAAGATAAGGTTGATATGATTGGTCTTAATGAAAATACGGG